ACATCTACACTTGCAGTACCACCTGAACAGTTAAGAGAGAACGTGTAGTCGCCATAACTATCCATTGCAAAGTTTTCACTACCACTTAATGACTTGCTACCTGACCAATAACCAGAGGCTGTACATGAGGATGCATTTGAACTAGACCAAGATATTGTTACACTATCACCTTTTACAACACTTGTTTTACTTGCAGTCATTGATACGGATGCGTTAGAACTGTTATTGCCGCCACTACTATTACCACCGATTGTACCACCGATGATTGCCCCAGCAGTGTCTCCACTGCCTCCACCTCCACCACATGCAGTGATGATTGCTAGTAAAGGAACAATTATAATATGTCGATAAAATGTCATTTTGTGTACCTATAGTGTGTCAAGTGTTTATACAGTATACATAAAATGGTACCCAATGTCAATAGAAAAATGCCCAAATCTTGCGAAATGGGCATTTTGATTTTCTGAGTCTTTTCTTTGAGGAACTGATATTAGATTTTTAAATGCTAATCTGCCCTATTGAGTGAATCATAATCCAAGTCGTTGTTACAAATAACATGACTTCTCCTAATACTTCGCCTCTGGGCATACAGTGTTGCGTTGTGCAAAAGAATTTCTTCAATGTCGTCTCCGTGTGTGTAATGCAAAGGAGTAGTTTTTTAACACCTAAAAAAGGTTTTTTCAAATGTGTAAAAAATGCTACTATGTAGGACCCTCCTACATTTCTATTTATACCTAATTTTCTATAATGCTACTTTTCGTAGCAAGTGTCATAAAGTGTCATACCGCGGAAGCCGTATGGGGTACACTTAAGTTAGGTTGTTTGCTAACGTGTCATAAAGTGTCATACTTTAGAGTCTAAATATTCTCTTAAGTTGCCGTGTAACGTAATCATCATGGCAGTTTTATGTTCATAAACTCTAATAAAAGGCTCGCCCTTTTTGCCCCTTAATTTATGGACACCGAGGTAATATGGACACTTAATCTTTTTTATGATTTCTTGTATGAATGCCTCTGGAGCAATAATTCTGCGTTTGTGCATTGACTTAGGATCAAGACCCAATTCAAAATCATAGTACTTGAGTTTTGCTAACTCAAATAATTTAAGTCCTTCATCACTGAGTCGTAGTCCTTGACCGCCCCTACCTGTCAACCATGTTTTAAAAACTATATCATCTAATGGCATACTGGAAGGTATAATACCTTCGGGTATCTCATTAAGTACTGCTTCAGTAATTTGTTCTTTATTTTTAGGAAATTTCATCCGGGTAAACTGTGCGACCGGAATTTAAGAATACGACTGTAAACTTATCTGTTTTAAATTGTGCATTTAATTTTCGACACAGGTTTCTTGCATGACCAGGATTAGAAAAACTTGTCTTTTTATATTTTGGAGCCGCATCACCGTTTAGATAGTGCGATGATTTTAGATTAATAGGTTGATCATCATAGTAAACAGCCCAAATACCAGATGCTTCTATGATTTGGTCACATTTGTATGTTTCCTTATCAACATACTCTAAAATTACATGTGGCTGGTTTCTACTCACTTGAAGGAGCCGCCTTTAACTTGTACATCAAATGTTTCATCATTGTTCTTTTCCTTTTTCAACTCATGCAAATCTGCTAACAACATAACTAATTCGTCCTTCAAGCCTCTGGCTTGCTCAATTGGGAGAACAACAGTTGTACTTCTTTTGCTCTCTCCTAATGATACTTTGTTCACAAAATCTTTTATGTGTAACATAATATGCTTATATATTTATCAGATTTTTTGCTTCTTCTCTTGTTTTAAAAGGTCCTTGATATGGATATCGTTGAATAAAGATGTATTTTGGGCAAAATATAACTTGATCGATTCCATTGTGTTGAACAACAAAGTAGCCTGCGGCATGGAAGCATTTTGATTTTTTAGTCTTAGTAAAAACATGAAGACCGCGTTTGACATCATAAACAGAATTATATGTCCTAGCAGTTGTAGGATATTCAGGGTAAGGAGTATCTACATTTACTTTAGATTCTTTGGGTGCTACAAACTTAATCTTTGTATTCTTTTGAATCTTTTTGATAGACTCAAATTCAAATACTTCGTCTTGTAGTGTAACATTAAATGTTCCTACATTATTTGCACAAACATTACCGACTTTCCTTTCACCATCTTTTAAAATCCAAAACTCATCATCTTTGATGGGCTTTGCAGTCAATTCTATATCTAATATCATTTTTTCTCCATTAAGTTCGTAAACGTAAATTTTGTTTTCAGTTTTAACCATCTGCTAGTTTTCCTGAGTATGGCGAGTTCAACCATTTAGAATAACTATCTGCTTGATCACTGATTCTGTTAAGTTCATACTTGCCACAAAAACGCATGAAGTGTACACCTACTTGAGGGACTTCTTTCTTTTCAGTCACGCCGTTTTTGATATTAGCATCAACTTCATTTCTGATAGCCTCGGGCTGTGCTGTCAAGTCAATCAATACACGATTGCGTTCATAGTCTTCACGCACTCTATGTTCGACTTCATTATGATCAGTCCAACGTTGTAACATCATGTTATTCCAGTTGAATCCGCCCTTCTCTTTGTCTGCATATGCTTCTAACAGACCTGTTTTGTTCTTAGTACCCTTCTTACGTACACCTGGATATGCACTAAACACATTGTCAGTAGTGTCACCACGCATACATTTTTCAAACAGTAGATAAGCAGGATCTTCAAGTAACTTGGGTTCGCCTGTCTTCTTATCTTTGATTGGACGATTCTTGTCATCAAAGTATCCATCTAAACAGATAAACTGATTTGACACACCGTTGTATTGATGTACATTTTCTGAGATAAGTTGAACATAGTCCGAGTCACTAGATATAATGACATGCTCGTCTTCAGGATGTAATGCAACGAAACGAGCAATCAAGTCGTCAGCCTCAGCATTGGGATCTCGTAAAACACTACAGTTAGTCTTGTCTTTGAGATACGTTGTAAATGTTTCATAAGTCTCCCAGAACATTTCATTTTCTTCTTGCTCTGCTTCAGTCAATGACTGAGCCGCAACCTTACGATTTGCTTTGTAAGGTGTGTAAAACTCTTTACGCCATGAACGACCCTCTAAACAGAATACGACATGATCGATACCGAATCTACGCACAGCCTGATTGGCAGATGCTAACTGTAGATGTAGTGCCATGCCTATCTTTTCCCATGTATTGGAGTTACGACTTGCAACATGACGGGCACGAAAGAACGTGTTTGCTGTGTCTATAAGGGCATATTTCATACGAGTCTCTTATTTATCATTTAATAAGATACTATTATACGCAATAACTACGCATATTGCAAGCCTTTATGGGTAAAAAGGGTAAATTAAATTTCTTCGTTGGAATCGCCGAGTGCAAATCTAAAGGACTGTTGACATCTTTGCTGTGAGGAAACAAGATACTTGAAGTTGTGTTCTAGTCTAGGTAGAAGTTCTTTTTGGGCTTCCAACCACCATTCATCAGTCATAGAACACAACCTTTCGATTTCTTCAGCAATCGCAACTGCTCTATCTTCGTCATTTTCGATCAAGTCGTATGCTTCATTAATCCATGGAGAAAAAGTCTTGTATCCTGTTTCTCTTAATACTGCTAGGGCCCCGGGCATACCGCATAAAACAAAAGGCATCTTTGCTAGAATAAATTTATATGTCTTTTCAGTAAACGTGATACAGTCTATAAAATTAGTATCAATAGTAATTGGAAATTCATAATCTGTATCACTTACATGAGGATATATCTCTGGATGAGTTTTGTTAGTTATATCTTGTAAATATTTTGTTTCAGTAATAATAGCAAAATAACATTTACTAGCATGTTCTATCGTGTCTTCACCTAAAGATATCCACTGATCTTGGTCCATATGAAAGTTATGTAAATCAAAATTATTGGTGCCTAAAAAATCTCTGCTTCCTAGACCTTTTAAACTTAAAGTTAATTCTTTGTTGTTAACTAATGCTTGAAAAACATCTGGTCCTGTTTCAGGGAAAAAGGCCTGAGTAAAAGAATTACGAGGATTAGCATATTGTTCTACTACTCCATCAAATTCTTTCTCTGGTACGTTTAATGACATTAACCCTTTATCATGTAAATTTCGTCTAATTATTTGTCCTACAAAATAAACTCTGTTTATTTTAGGATGATTGTTATAGAATAAAAACTTATAAGGTTTAATTTTTGGTTTGCTGTTTAATTTTTTTAACATCTTCT